ACGTATGCCGAAGCAACATTAGGATACATGGGTAAGTCGGGTAGATTTGTTGCAATAACAAACAAACAGACATCTGGTCTTGACGCCTAAGATAGAAGGAGAGGACAATGGCTAAATGGATAGTAACTCCAGAAACAAACAAAGCTGAAAACTTTCAGGCATCTATCTCGTATGGAGATAAACCTGAAGATACAACTTATGCTATCTACCAAGATGTAGATAAAATTATAGAAGAAGTTAAACTCGATAAACAATTACTTGCATCAGGTGGAAAGAAACAAATGGGTTGGCGTAAAGCCTTTACCATACCTGATCTTGTAGCTATTGAAATACTAGAGAAGTACTCATTAGATGTACACGCTCAAGGCTTCTTTAAAGATAAAGATAAGATGAAAAGGCTTAAGTACATTATAAAGACGGAGTATCCATACTTGCTCATCAGCACTTAGGAGGAGTAGCATGGCAACGTATACAGAAATGGTTGATATGGTAGCTGACTGGTCTAACAGAGACACATCAGTATTATCGTATGCAACTATAAAGACGATGATAAACTTTGCAGCAGATAATGCTTATAGGAAACTTAGAGTTCCAGCATTAGAGTTTTTAAAACAATATGATGCAATAACTATAGACTCAACAATAACAAATAATAAACTAGCAATACCTAGTGATGCTATAGAGTTTATACAACTAAGAAAGAAATCTTCAGATCATGTATATTCTGATTATGATATTTACGCTAGCAAATTAGATGTTAAAAGTTTTTATCAAGATTGGATGGATACTGATCAAAGATATTTTTATACAAGAGAACGAAATGATCTTGTAGTATTTCCAGATCAAAAAGCTGGAGAGCTATATGAGTTATTATACTATAGAAGATTACCAGAAGCTAACGCAAGATACTCAGTAGTATCTGGTAATGGGCATAGTACTAGTAACTTTGCTAATCATAAATCAGATAATACATTCCAACAGAATGCTTATCTATGGAAAGGATCTACTAAAACTAATTTAATGAATGGTATGAAGGTAGCTACTAATGATGCCGATTATCCTGCTGAGGGACCAAACGTATTTACTAGAGATCCAGCATTAGAAGATCAAATATTTGAAGTATCTTCAAGTGCTGCAACAACAGCTTTACCTCAAGGTTTTTACTTAGGTAAACTAGCAGCTAACTGGTTAAGAGACAGTAATGAAAAGATAATGTTATATGGTGCATTATCAGAAGCATTTACTTATCTTAATGAACCTGCACAGGCTCAACTTTACTCAGCAAAGTTTATTGAAGAAATAGATTCTCTTAACGCAGAAGACGATAGTCGTAATTATAGTGGTGGTAACATAACAGCACATTATGATTCGCATTTAATATAAAGAGGTTATTATGGCAGGAACAACAAGTGAATTATCTCCCGGTGGATTATTCTCATCTGATACTACTACACAAGCTGGTAGTATTTCCGAATCTGCAGCAAGCACAGTAACAGATGCAACTACAGAGCAATCTAAACTAGCAGCAGCTGCAAGTGAAACAGCAGCCGCAGCGTCAGCTACAACAGCAAGTGCAAAAGCTAGTGAAGCATCTACTAGTGCATCAACAGCAAGTACTCAAGCAACTAACGCAAGTAGTTCAGCTACAGCTGCAGCAAACTCTGCAACAGCTGCGGCAAGCTCTGAGTCAACTGCTTCAGGTCATAAAGATACTGCAACAACACAAGCAACTAACGCTAGTAATTTTGCAACAGCACATACAGGAACTCTAAGTTCAGGTTCAGCTAAAGCATGGGCATTAGGTGGTGGTTCAAGTTTCACAGTAGGTACAGCAGTAGCTGGTGAAGAATACTCTGCTAAACAACATGCGACCTTAGCGGCAGCCTCTGCTTCTACAGCAAGTACTCAAGCATCCAATGCGTCTACTAGTGCATCAACAGCTACTACAGCAAAGAATGCAGCTGAAGCAGCTTTTGATTCATTTGATGATAGGTATTTAGGAGCTAAGAGTTCAGACCCTACAGTTGATAACGATGGTAATTCACTTTTAACAGGTGCATTGCACTTTAATACTTCTGATAATAATATGAAGGTTTACGATGGAAGTTCTTGGCTAAACGCTTATGCTTCATTATCAGGGTCAGTTACTGTTGGCGCATTAAACGTTGATAATATAACTATCGACGGTACAGAAATAGATTTAAGCTCAGGTGATTTGACAATTGATGTTGCAGGTGATATTAACCTTGATGCCGATGGTGGAAACGTAGTAATAAAAGACGGTGGTACATCTTTACTAGATATTTCTAATAACTCTTCTAATGTAGAGTTTACTGTAAGCGCTGCTGATACAAACTTTAGAATAAAAGGTACTGATGGATCTAGTGCAATAACTGCACTTGATATTGATATGGCTGAAGGTGGTGCCGCAACTTTTAATAATAAAATAGTTGCAACTGAATTAGATATTTCAGGTAATGTAGATATAGATGGAACACTAGAAGCTGATGCAATTACTGTAAATGGAACTGCTTTAGCAGAAACAATTAGTGATACTGTAGGAGCTATGGTATCTTCTAATAGTGAATCAGGTATTACAGTTACTTATGATGACTCAGATAATACATTAGATTTTACAGTTGGTACACTTAATCAGAATACATCTGGTAATGCTGCAACTGCTACTTTAGCTACAACAGTTACAGTTACAGATAGTAATGCAAATACTAATTTTCCTATAGTTTTTCATAATGAATCAAACGGTTTATTAGATGATACAGGTGCTTTAAGATATAATCCTAGCACAGGAGAATTATTAGTTCCTAAACTTACTGTAGCAGGAACAACTACTACAGCAGATACAGTTACTATGGAAGCTTCAAATGCTGTTGTATTTGAAGGAGCTACAGCAGATTCAAACGAAACTACACTTAGTATAGTAGATCCAACATCAGATCATACACAATATCTAATTAATCAAGGTGGTTATATTCCAGTATTAGCGTCAGCTACAACAACACAAATTACTGCAACACCAGAAGAATTAAATTATTTAGATATAACTACATTAGGAACTTCACAAGCTTCTAAAGCTGTAACAGCAGATTCTAGTGGAGATATATTATTACCAGATGGAGATAAGTTAAAGTTTGGTGCTGGTGACGACTTACAGATTTACCACGATGGTAGTCACTCTTATATTAAGGATGCAGGTACAGGTAATTTATACGTAGGTGGAACAGGAGCAATATCTTTTAATAGCTCTGATTTTGGTGAAACTTATGCCATTATGAATGACGATGGTGCAGTAGTATTATACCACGACAACGCTGCTAAACTAACTACAGCTTCTGGCGGTGTTACAGTTACAGGTGAAGTAGCCGCAACAAGTTTAGACATCTCAGGCGATATTGATGTGGATGGAACGACTAACCTAGACGTGGTGGATATTGATGGTGCTGTTGATATGGCTTCTACTCTTGGTGTTACAGGTGTAGTAACGGCTAATGCTGGCGTGGTTGTAGATAATATTACAATCGATGGCACTGAAATAGACTTATCATCAGGTGACCTTACGCTAGATGTAGCAGGAAACATATTATTAAACGCTGATGGTGGCGGTATTTATTTTCAAGATGCTAGCTTGTTGGTTGGTAGTTTACAAAACAGCTCTTCTGATCTTCTTATTAGTGCAGAAATTGCTGACAAAGATATAATATTTAGGGGAATAGACGGTTCATCAACCATTGATGCTTTAAAACTTGATATGTCAGAAGATGGTGCGGCTACATTTAAGTCTAAAGCAACAGCTACAAAAGTTGAAATAGGAGATGGTTCGGCTGGTGGCACAAGTGAATTACTATTCTCAGATAACGTATCAGCTAGAGGTAAAATTAAATACAACCATGGATCTAATCCAGAGGTGTTAACTATTGAAACTACTGGCACTACAGCATTAACAATTGATAACGCTCAAAAAGCTACCTTTTCTGGGGATTTACAGGCCGCTGGGTTGTATGTTGGTGCTACCAATACAAGTTATGATTTCTATAACAATGGTACATCTTATTTAAATGGTGCTACCACAGTAGACGATAACTTAACCGTCAATGGCACAGTAACATCTACTGGCAATATCACGGCTGGTTCATCAACTGCTGGTGTAGTTACTGTAGGCTCTGCAAACGGATTTGAAATGCAGAAATCAGGGGTGAATGGATATATTAACCAATCTGATAGTGGTCCTATTATTGTGCGTATGGGTTCAGGCTACAGCGAGAAGCTAAGGCTGACATCTACTGGGAATTTGGGACTGGGTGGAACTCCAGCTACAAACACAAAGCTGTTAGTAAAGGCTGGAACTAACCTTAATTTTGAAGTTGAAAACTCAAGTAGTAATCTACGCTTATCTGCACTCAACGATGCACGTTCAGCTAATGTTGGAATGCAGTTTGCTTCGTCAGGTTTTGAGTTTTTAACTGGTGCCACTACTTTTAATAACAATGTTGCAATTTCATCCAGTAGTGGAGATACATTAACCTTAACAAAATCAACTACTGAACCGTCTTTACGTATAGAAGGTGATGCAAATAAAGATTTCGTTTTCACTGTGTCTGGAGAGTTATTAACACTAACTCAAAATGATGGTGCTACTGACATTGTAACGTTCGACCACGACACTAAAGCGGCTACCTTTGCTGGCAACGTAACTATTAATAACGATTTGGTAGTAGATACAGGCACTAATGCTAAGCTTACAATTAATGATAACATCAGTGAAGTTGGTTCTGGAAACCTAGCTTTTCAAACGACTAATTCGGCTGGTAGCGCGTTAAAACCTATGGGCTTCCGTGCAGAGGATATCCGTTTCGCTACAGGTTCAGCAGAACGGCTCAGAATTGATAGTGCTGGTTTGATTTCTGCTGGCCCATTTGGTGGTGGAGGTGATGCCATTATTGCTGGCTCCTCTAGCCCTAGTTTTACAAACCAAGCTGGAACAAACTTACATTTAAAATCTGGTGATGGCTCTGGTTCTGGTAGCTCGTATATGACCTTTTCGACAAGTACTGGTGGTGCAAGTGGCACTACTGTGCGAACAGCAACAGAAGCGATGCGCATACAATCAGACAAAATCGTTGTTATAACCTCAGGTGCTACTCCAATTGAACCCACAATCAAACACTCAGGAGCAACTGGTGAATTAGCAAAGCTCAGAATTACTAATCGCTCTGGTCAAACCGCAAACAAAGGTGGTTTGCTAGAACTTGGCGGTGTGTCTGACGATGGTGTTTCTCGTTCCGATATCTTTGGCTCTGTAGCTGGTTTAAAATCAACATCTGGCGGTAGCAATCGAGAAGGTTATTTACAATTCTCAGTATCAGATGGCAATGCTTTACAAGAGCGAATGAAAATTGAAGCAAACCAAATAAATTTAAAAACTGGGCTTCATGGTGGATTAACTCTAAGCACTTACGGACAGTATGGTTTTGAAACTTCTGCGGAAAGTTCAAACACTTCGTATGTTTCCCTAGAAATAGGTGGTCGAGGGATGATTAACGCTCATCGTACTGCTGGTGGTTTTTTAATGACGGAAAATGTTTACCTACATTCTGATGGAAATTGGAAAACAAAAACAACTAACAAAAGTTCTGCTTTCCAACAAACCGATGGTGACTTTAAATTTTGGAGTGCCGCTAGTGTTACTGCTGATAGTAATGCTTCATTTGAAGAACGATTAAAACTTGCATATACTGGTGAGTTACAAATAGGTGGCTCAACTAACGCTGGGTTTTTAGACTTTGATGGAACTGCTCTTCAACTTAATACTCAACGTAATCCTAACACAGGTACTTTTGTTAACACAGGTAAAGCTCATGCTGGGATTTCTCTTATTGGGGGTGATGCTGATTCACATATTAAATTCTACACCAAAGATAGTAATAACGCGGCTGGAGCAGAGCGGGTCAGAATAGATAAAGAAGGTCGGGTTGGTATTGCTAACGATAGCCCTTCAGATTTTAATGCATCTGCTGATGATTTAGTTATAGGTAACTCTAGTCAAAACAGCGGTATTACAATTCGTTCAGGAACAAGTGACAGTGGTAATCTTTTCTTTGCGGATGGCACGTCAGGTAATCAAGCCTATAGAGGTTACGTTCAGTATCAACACAACGAAGATAGATTAGTCTTAGGCGCGGCTGGTGATGACCAAGTATTTATCTACGATAACGCGGTCGCAATAGGTAACTCAGATGCTTGGCACAGACTTCAGATTACAGGCTCAGGAACTACAGATGGTTCTATATTTCTACACAATGACAATGATACAGACCATCAATATAACGGCATTATCTTCAAGTCAGACTCTACAAATACAAATGTAAGAAAAAAGGCTGGTATATTCTTTGAAAGAACTGCTATTCGTGGTCAAGGTATTTTGCATTTTTGTGTAGAAGCAGGTAACAACGATACCAACGTAAGCCTCAGTCATAGTGTATTTAATACCAATGGAGACCATTTAAGAATTAAATGTACTGCTACACCTAGTGCCAGCGTAAGTGGTTTTCTGTTTAGTAGTGACCAACTTTATACATCTGCTGGAAACACGACTAACACTAACACTCAAGTTCGTTTTTATAATGGTAATGGTTTGGTAGGTAGTATTTCAACTGCTGGTTCTGGTACTGCTTATGCTACAAGCTCGGACTATAGATTAAAAGAAAACGTATCTGATATGACAGGTGCTACTGCAAGATTAAAACAACTTAAACCAAAAAGATTTAATTGGATAGCTGACAGCGATAATACAATTCAAGACGGTTTCTTAGCACATGAGGTTTCTAGCATTGTACCTGAAGCAGTTCTTGGAACTAAAGATGCTGAAATACAGGAAAATGGCGATGGCTACCAATCGTTAGACCACAGCAAACTCGTACCACTACTAGTAAAAACAATACAAGAATTAGAAGCAAGAATAGCAACATTAGAAGGATAATAAAATGGCAGTAACATGGACAATCAGCCAGTGCGATTACAAACTTAAAATGACTCAGGATAGCAAAGACTACGTGAATGTAATTGAATCCATTCATTGGAGAGCAAATGAGGGTGACTCTGATGGAAATTCTGGACACTCATACGGCTCAGTCGGTATTTCAACTGAAGACTTGGCTACAGGCTGGGTTGACTATTCTAAACTGACCGAAGAGCAAGTGATTACAATGGCTAAAAATGCCCTTGGTGCAACTCGTGTTAAAGAAATAGAAGACAGTATTGCCGCGCAAATTGCAGAACAAAAAACCCCAACCAAGGGTAGCGGCAAACCTTGGTCATAAATTAAGGAAGTAAAATGACGGACAAAAAAACAAAAACTCCAGTCACTATAGACGAAAAAGAATACATGCTTGAAGATATGTCAGAGGTAGGCCAACGCCTGGTTCAACATACAGCAGACCTAGATAGAAAAATTGCTAATCTTGCATTTCAATTAGAGCAAATGCAAATGGGTCGAGAAAATGTAATGTCTAAGCTGCAAGCAGAAATCAAACCTGAAGAAGCTGAAGTTGTAAATTAAGGATTATGTGATGCTGCAAAAATTTTTTTTAGTAATTTTAGCGTCACTTATTTTGTTGCCTGGTGCTGCGTTTTCTGAAGATATTATTAAAACAGAAAGCACTAGCACCAGCACATCTACCTCAACTTTAGATAGCAATACAAAACTAACCTCCCCACCCCCGTCAGCAATTGCACCAAATCTTAGCAATACTGTAAGTGATAGCTGCTTAATAGCTTTATCAGCTGGGCTGCAAACTCAGGTGCTAGGCATTGCTGGTGGCAGTTCACGAATTGATTACCATTGCCGTATGCACAAAGATAGTAAGCTTTTGAGAGACCTTGGTTTAAAGGTGGGAAGCGTTGCTAGATTATGCCAGGACGAGCAAATTTTTAAAAGTTTATGGCAAGCTGGGAGCTACTGTCCCTATGAGGGTTTGGTGGGTCAAATGGCAAAAGAAGCATGGTTAGCAAACCCTGATAAAATCCCTGGTGCAACCCCAGGCAAGAAAGAGGAATGGTCAGATGAAAAGAAATCGACAGTCACTGGTTTTGGTGCTGTTGGCGGTATGCTTCTCGCCCTCTTGTTTATTCTCTGAGGTAATAAACGGACGTACCAACAACGCTGCTGCCCAGGCATTAATTTGGGATATGGAATTATTACCAAAAAATTCTGGGCTTACTGTCGAGGGCGTGTTTCATCGTTACACAATTACAAAAGACCAGGCTGCTGATGCTACCGTTTCTATTACAAACAAACACATAAAATCTAACAATAATATTTATGAGTATGTTGATGTTTGGGATAATCTTCCAGGCAATACCAAAGTTAAATTTGACCCTACCCCGTCATTGCTTGGTAATCTTTTTGGACCAGGGGCTATAACGCTCGATGGCAACGGTGAGTTAAGTAACGTGCATGTATCGTATCAGTACCGCTATGACACTTGTTATAATCCTTTAAACGACCCAACTTGCCCAGGCTTTGATGAAGCATTTTTGCAATACATGCTTAATAATAATTTATTAAATGCCAGCCCCAATATTACTGACCCACTGTATGATGAGATAATTCAATATCAGTTAGAGCAACAAGCAGAAGTAGATGAAATCGAAGCTGCAAATGTAGAAGCAGAAGAAACATTAGAAGACCAAAGTTTTGAGGATAAGTTTTCTGTATCTGGTACAGCGCAACAACTTGCCGACCCAATTAAACAACAAAACTTAATGCAAGAATTAATGGGTGTGGGCAGCCTTGATGAATACAGTCAAATTTCAATTATTGATGTGGTTACAATCACAGACGTTGTTGAAATTAAAGACGTTGCAGAAATTAAAGATAACTATCGAGCGCTTAGAAATCTTGCTCAAGACAAAACTCATCGACGTATGGTGAGATTACAATATGAGGAGTAAATTATGAGAACCTTAACAACAATAACTTTTCTATTATCCAGCGGAATTGCCTGGGCAGTAGACAGCCCAATTTCTGGAAATGTCAGTGCAAACTGTAGCATCTACACAACAACACCAGGTGAATACGGGAACCCAAATCCGTATACTCTGTCAAGCGCAGCTGCATCAGGAGGAATTGACCCAATTGTTCGCGTAGATATTGGGTCAGCTGGATACTGGAAGACAAAGTTTACATATCCAAACTCTTTTAGTTCATCTCCAGTACTCGTAGATAACCTTACCTGGACAGGCAGTGTAACCGTATCAAGCGTCAGCGTTGCTTCAATGAGTGTTTACGAAACTAATAAGGTTAGCGTTGCTAATACAGTAACCTATGACCATACAATTGCTGGCTCTTCCTGGCATAAAATTACCAGCCAAGTAACATATGGTTCAGCGGATAATACAGCATTCCCAGCTGGGTCTTATACCGCCTTAGCGACGATTTCATGTATAGCAAAATAAGTGTTATATTTTTTGCGCTAACTCTCAGCGCTCAAGCGCACGACATGACGCCAGCCTATCCAGAATTTCGGCCTAGTTATATTGTTGGTGTTAGCAAAACTAAAATGCATCTTTTTAACAAAAGAAATGACGCAAATTTTTTTGAAATTTCTGTGTATGACGAAGTATGGAAATCTATACCTTTTGCATCAACAAATAAAATAATTGAAGTACGACACACCAAAAAGAAATCGTTTGATGTTTACATAAAAGACGAAGATTTAGACAGAGTTACATATATCTGTACCAAATCAAAACTTCTTAAACAAAAGAACGTTCCATTAATTGCCACGGAAATTTGCAGTAAAGTTAAATGAAATTATTTTTTATATTATTATTAAGTTTTATTATTACGAGCTGCACATGTACCTGGGGGCGCGCAGACTCCACAAGCAATTCACTTTCTCTGTCTTTACCTGGAGCCAACGCTGGATATCAGTCAGACACCTTTCGAGATGCAGATGGTAATAGCTGCACTCACGCGTTGGGCAGCGGTAGCACCTTAGAGTTTGGTGTCACTGGTTTGCTGCAAGGCTCAACAGTTTCCAGGCAAGCAATTAAAGATGTTGGGATTTATAGCAGAATAACAATCCCCATAGGTGCAAAGATTTCTGGAAAGGCACGACTTAATTGTAATCGGTTATATGAGATGACACTAAAGGCTAAAAACCTTGAATTGTTAAGACTGCAACAAGAGTTAAACAATTTAAAAGCATTAGCGTTTGAGAATTAGGAGAAAACTATGGCTGATATGGAAGTAGGTGGCGTTAAGTTTTCGGGGTTTGGTCGAATAGGTATTGCAATTACCGCACTAAGCACCCTGGCTGGCTCCGCGTATGTAGGCTACGAATTTTATTTTGATTACCTTGACCTGAGAGAGGTAGTTCAAGAAATAGACATTGATGAGATTAAAGCAAACAATGAGCTGGTGTTAACTAAGCTTGATGCAGCAATAGATTTATCCAGGGACATACGTAACAATCTAAGAGAAGACATTCTAAAGCTCGAGGGCTATATCGATAAGATTGACAACAAGGTTGAAGCAAGCAGCGATAGAATAAAAGACACACAAGCTAGCATTGATGGCGTTCTGGAAAATATTTTTACTGAAATGAACCAGGTACAAAAAGATGTGACGGCATCTATTCGAGAAGTTGAAGCTTTAAATAGAGATACAGAAAAAGATGTACGGGACTCTCTAAGAGAAACAATTGACCGAATTGATGCAGATATGACTAAACTTGAGGATGATTTAAATGAGCGCTTACAGGAAGCATTTGATAATCCTTTGGCTAATTAATTTTTTTGTGATATGAGTGTACAAGACCAAAACTAAACAATTTGATTTTGAATATAATAAGGAGTATAAAAATGGCAACTATTATTGATTTAAATCCGCAGTTAAAAAAAGCAAACAACGTCGCTGCTGAAAAACCCAAGGCAAAACCAGCGCCAAAGAAAAAGCCAGCTGCAAAAAAGAAAGATAAGTAATGGCTAAGAGAGGATTGTACGCAAATATTCACGCAAAACGTCGCCGCATAAAGCGTGGGTCAGGTGAATTAATGCGTCGCCACGGTCAAAAAGGCAGACCAACTGCTAAAGCATTTAAAGACTCTGCAAAAACTGCAAAAACTTAGGAGGTCAAATGGCTAAGAAACTTCAAAAAGACAGCAAGTATGCATCAGCTGACGCCGATGGCGATGGGACCGTTACAGACGACGAACTAAACCGCCATGAAAGATGGGTCCGTTTGGAGAACGAAGACAAGCTTATGGATACTCAGCGCACTATGGCCTGGATAGCTATGTTGGCGGTATTAGTGGGTGTCATCGTTCTTCTAACCCCTATTGTTTCCCTGGAAAGAATGTCAGCAGCCGCTGGATTTTTAAACACATTTATTGTAGCTCAGTTGGGCGTGGTTGTCGGCTTTATGGGCGCCACTGCAATATCTAAAACAAAGGTGAAATAAATGCTAAGTCTTTTAGGTGCAGCTCTTGGATTTGGAACGTCAGTCTTACCCTCAGTAATTGATTTATTTCAGCAAAGACAAAAAGACGCTCAAGAATTAAAAATGCTGGAAGCGAAGGGCAAATATGCAGCGCAGCTTTCAGAATTAAAGTTAGATGAGCTAGATGCTAAAGCTGACATTGCTGAATCTGAAGGCATATATAAAAGCATGGCAGCGGCTAACGCAAAATCTGGATTTGCAGCTGCATTAAGTGGTTCAGTGCGGCCCGTCATTACCTATTTATTTGTAGGGTTTTATTTATTCGTTAAAATTACGACGTTTTTATATGCTTTAGGCAATGGCGTTGATTTTCAACTCGCTGTTCAAAGCATTTACACAGACCAGGATAACTTACTTTTTACAAGCGTCGTATCATTTTGGTTTGGGTCTAGGCAATTTGCAAAATTAAGGAAAAACAATGGATGAAGGTAAGCTAACTGAGCTATTGCATGTTGATGAAGGCGTAGTAGATGAAATTTACTTGGACCATCTGGGATTCAAAACGTTTGGCGCTGGTCATTTAGTTAAAGAAAGTGACCCTGAGTTTACACAACCCGTTGGAACTAAGGTCAGCAGTGAAAGAATTAATGAATGTTTTCGTGAAGATTTAAGAACTACATTGTTTGATTGTGAACGTTTATATCCACATTTTTATGAATTACCTGAGAATGCACAAATGGTTATTGCTTCGATGGCATTTAATTTAGGGCGGCCAAAGCTCAGTAAGTTTAAAAATATGAAGGCTGCTGTTGATGCTGGGGACTATGTAGAAGCCAGCGTTCAAATGTTAGATTCCCGTTGGGCGCAGCAATTGCCCAACAGGAGCGCACGTTTAGCTAAAATGATGCGAGAAGCTTAAAGAACTATAATAGCGCGTGAACGTCCAGGCGCTATTGAAATCCAACCTCTCTCTTGCAAACACGCAAGTATTCTATGCGTTGATGAATGCCCTTTTTTGAGTTTTAATAATTGCTCACCGTCAATCTTACCCTCTGATATTTCTCGAACAGTCGGATAAATGCCGTAAACTTTGTGAAAAAGAATAAGAAAATCATAAATATCCTTTTGTCGTTTTGTTAAACCTAGCTTAGGCATCCCCGTTTTCCTCGTTTTTAACGGCGTCTAAGGCGTTCTGGACCTTCTGCCCCAGTTCAGACAGTTTAGGCGGCTGTACGGCGTTTACAGGCTTCTGAGCATCGCTTGGGAAGTCTTGGGCTTCTTCAGCTGTAATCAAACCTTTGATGACATCAGGAAAAGCATCACGAATAGCATTACCTCTCGCTCTATGCTGCATCATGCGCTCAGTGTATTGGCTCCAAGGACCTTGCTTGCCCCACAAGCGCGCTTGCTTGGCATCATTAACTGAAAATGTGCGCTCTATCTCTTCAATTTCACCGTCAATGTGAATGCGTGAAATTGTACAGATAGCCACGCGCTCATCGCCCTTGCCTTCTATTCGCTCTTTGACGCCCCGACATCGCGTATCAGCGCGCACCATTGCCAGTAAAGCATCACCATATACAGAAGGCTTGCCATTTATAACGGCAATGTTCTGGAGAGCTTGCATGGGAGCCAAGCCTAGCTCCATACCCCACTGCACCGCCACAAGCACATTAGCTGGCTTGCCCTGGTAATCCCTGGGTATCATCGCTGACTGACTAAGAACTTTAGAAAATTCCATTGCTTCACCCAATGTGGTTGGCACCAGGCTGGTTCTTGATTGCACTATATTACTCATTTGATATTTCCTTTACTGAAAATGTATGGCTTTCAACAACTTCGTCAGTCTCCACCATCTTTTTTTTGGGTTTCTTGGTATAAACGGATTTAATTTCGTAGTTGGGAAGGCTGCCTTTTTCGATTTCTAGGCTATCTAAAACATCACAAAGCTTTTCTTTTAGTTCTTTCTTTGTTTTATTCCAGTTAGCTGCTTCGCTCGTTGCACGTAAATAATCATTACAAATCAATGCGACATCACCATGAGTCTCAGGTAATACTTCAACTAAATCAACAGCGCTTGCTTCATTTGTGCTACTGTCAATTGGTGGATACTCACCGTCAGTGCCTACCAAGTGCCAAAATTCTTTGTAGGCATCCTTCATAACACGTTCCATCGCTACAGAACGTTGCACTGGATACAAATGAAGCTTACCCGTTTGACTAAGACAGGCAATTATAGCCCATTCCAGGTCAGCACAAAGCATTTGGTGCGCTACTTGTATCACCCATTCCTCTTTAGGTTTGTTGTGATGGTAGAAATCAGTCTTTATTTCTAAGACACCAACGCCGTCCATCTCAACAATATTATCATCTAAGGTGGGCAAATACATAGGCTCATTAACCTCAATCAACCTATCGATGCTCGAAGCAATACCAAGCTCTTTTATTTTAAATGGCTCTGTTGGCTCCCAGACGTTGTTCTCAACGCCTGTTTGTATTCTAATTTCCAGTGATGCCCAATCCGCTACACCACCCTCCAGGGCGTTGCCTCTCCGCATTGCAGCTGTCTCACCCCTATCAATAGTTTCAACACCAGCCCTAGCCATTTTGTGATTGTGCAAAACTTCGTGCCTAGTTTGAAACGCGGTCTTGTGTAAAACGATAGCGCCAGCTTCGCTACTACCAATTTCCCAGCCTGTTTTTGTCAGTTTAGGCATGTTACTGACTCACAATTTCAGGGGTTAAACCCCAAGAAAACACAATGAAACCAATGACTATTGTAAAAAACAGAAATCCT